ACCGTGGTCGATTCGTTCCAAGACAGAGCGATACCTTGCTCCCTTATGAAGAAAATGGGTTTACTAGCAGAGTCACAGGGGATTATGTCCCGTTAGGCCGAGCATGGTCAGACCCATTGATTAAGAATACTGGTCCCGATATCGTTAAGAAAACGCAATGGGATGAATACAAGAAAGCGAAGGATCGCGGAGACGAGGCGGGTATGAAAGAAGCCTACAAACTCATTCCCCAAAGAAAGCAGTTTGCTAATTTCTATCTGATCGAAGTTGAGGGTGATGACCCACGTAGTAAAGAACAAATCGGTCAAGTCACGGTTCCGAGATTTCCGGCTGGTTTGGATAAAGAGAAACACCCTCGTTCTGTAGTCTATAAGAACATTACCGAAGGTCTTTTCGGTGAGAAGTTCAAAAAGAAAATCGGTTCAAAAGGTTTCCTTTTACCTAATACCGTTGAGGATGGTGTAGATTTCGTCTTTGACGTTGTTGATAAAGGTGGTTATCCAAATTATGATCAATCGAATTTCGATTTGGTCGAGGATAGCAAACTTTCTCTCACAAAAGAGCAGGTATTGGATATTCTTCGCAATTCACATGACTTGCATGAGTTCGTTCCTGCGCTTAAAACTCAAGATGAACTTCGTCAAATTCTAGACCAACATTGGTATGGAATCTCAGCAAGCTCCCATGACGACATCGATCAATCGTCCTCCTCTTCTTTGAAGAGTTTGACGGAAGGATTGTCGGATGATGACGATGATATCCCAATGACATTCTCTAGCGATAAATCGTTAGATGAAGAATTGGACGATATTCTCAAGTAAAAATTGAAAAGGTAGTTATGTGCGGCTAAATATGTTACATGAATCAAGATGATTATGATGTAGCATCTTTAGCCGCTATGACTAATGGAAGAATTAACCAAATTAATAGTAAATTTGGTAAGGTTGCTGTGCCTAAAGTTGATATAAGGCAAGCCATAGGACATCATCCGCAGCAGGGACATTATCCACAACCACAGCAGGGACATTATCCACAACCACAGCAGGGACATTATCCACAACCCGTTCATCAACCGCAGTATCCCCAATATCAACAGCCATATCCGCATCCGCAACAAGGCGGCGTAGGAGAGTACGGATTACCTGAAACGGTTCCTGCCAATATGTCCCAATTACCGCTCATCATCAGAGATAGAGATGGTAATATAATCGATCTAAATCAAGCCCCGTCAGCGGCAAATGATCCTTCTTTTGCCCCGCAAGGAGCCTCACAGAATTCCGATTATCAAGGTTTCCATGTCCCTAATTATGGAGGCCAAACTAATCAAGAAAAAATAAAAACCAACAACCCACAGGAAAGTCCATTAGATATAATCCTTAAAGAGATAAAATCTCTCAAAAAATCAGTTAATAAGTTGATTCGTGAGTTGGGATCGGTTAAAGTAACTGACAACAAATCGCAACCAGATACAAAAAATGACTTTAACATTGAATCTTCTGACATTTCGAAAAGAGTTCATCCTTCCACTATTGGAAGTGAATAAGAATGGTCGAATACCAATCTTCGTAAAAGATGACTATATCTACAGTATGGTCAAAGGGGCAGGAGAAAATATTCTATACACGACATATACGCCCGTAAGCATCACCGACCCTGTTGATCGTTTTAATATCAATTTATTGAAACTTCAAAATGGGATTTCCTGTATTGTCTCGGATAATTTCTCAGAGCTAGTTATAAAAAACAACTACCTCGAATATCAGGATAAAGACATTAAATTTAATATCAAGTTGTTGGCAACGAACATGATATCAGATTGTCCCAAGATAACGCCTGATAATATAGCGAAACATCCAATAGAGGGCACTATATCTATCCCTAGCGATAAACTTAAAGAGATCATCAAAGCTAAAAATTTCGCATCAGAATCTAACAAGTTTTATATCGAACAGAGTGGAGACGATGCAGTATTAGAATTCGGAGATAGAGAGATCGATCATAAAGATAATATCCGTATCACGATTGCAGGGACATGTTCTGGGAATATTAATCCTTGCGTGTTCGAAACTTCTATTTTTGACTTGATTCAGAAATCCAAAGGTGATATATTACTTAAGGTTGGACAACGGGCCTTAATCATAGAACTAAGCCACGAAAATTCAACCCAAACATACCTAACCACCAAACTAAAAAAATAATGCGAAATTATATCGATTATAACACGTTCGAGAGTCACGTTAAAAATCTCGGTTATCAAGTCTTTAAACTTGATGTTAACTACAATCAGGCCGATCATAGATGCTGGACCGCAGTTATTAACCCTGGGGCAGAAAATTTTCTAGTCACCTTTACAATCAACAAAGGCAACTTCGGGGCGCATTATTTCGATCTAGTCACTCAAGATCGAACGATTATGGATATCTACACATCCGATATCTACGATATTATCACAGACTTACTAGGTAAAACCCCAGTTGTCTTAACCCTCGACGATGAAGCTTAATTCACCCACTATGTCAACCACACGTATCACCACCCCTAGTTACACTGTAAAGCGTCTTAAAGATTGCGGATATAACATCTTCAGATTAGATGTTTTAGATTATGCAGAATCCGATAAAAGAAAATGGAGTCTCTTAATCGACAACGGTGCAGGTTCATTATTTCTCACATGCCTCAAGAATGGTTCATTTCATTTTTATGATGGTGGGAGGTTTTTCAATTCCAATCTAAAACTCAACACAGATTCTATCGAAGTTCTTATCGAATATCTCAACGATAAAGGTTTTATCAATAAACACTGGAGTTATGGCAAAAATGAGCAATAATAATCGGCCCAAGATAAATATTAGTATGCGTAAAAAAATCAATGGGAAGATAACAAAACGCGAAGAGAAAAGCATAGACAATATGCTCAACAACCTTCCCGATGCGCCTAAAATAATCAAACCCCGAGTTTTGACGGCAAAACAGAGGGAAAAGATGGCGATTCAGATCAAATCTGTCGTTGCGGAATATCTCGACTGTTTCATGGTTGTGGGATACACGCCTGAAGGAATGAGAACTTTCATCGTAGAGACAGATACCCCTTTACAGCAAGATGCATTAAATAATTTAATCGTAGAGACGACAGAATCTTTCTTTGCACAGCAAGATATGCTTAAACATGGCTTCTCCGAAGACGATGAAATGATGGACGACGACGATTTTTAATGATAAATAGTTCACATGAATACACATGTGAAAGATAAAATACGTCAAGTCGTCAATGCCTTCGAAACTGGCAGTGCAGAAGGGAATTATGGAGCTATCTCAGTTTTCGCAGATGCACCTGGGAACGTGAAACAATATACCGTGGGGCGTTCTCAGACGACCGAGTCTGGACTACTTAGGACTCTATTACAGAAATATGTGGCAAATAAAGGCCAATATTCGCAAGAGATGAAATTCTTTGCGGATAAAATTCAACCTCATAATGGTCGCGGTTCGTATTCCAAGTCGATCTATCCAAATAAAGAATTTGAGAAGCTATTCAAAAAAGCTTCATCCGATCCAATCATGCGAATGACGCAAGATGAATTCTTTGCAGAAGAATATTGGAATCCTGCATTTAAATTCTTTACAGATAACGGTTTTAAAACCCCTCTTGCAATGTTAGTCATATATGACACTGCCGTTCATTCTGGTCCTAGTCTAAATTCACCTAAATCGATGATGACTGTGTTGCGTAAAAGATTCAACGAACTTCCTCCTGTAAAAGGGGGCAATGAAAAGAAATGGGTTGCCGAATATGTTAATGCTCGCCACAATTGGTTAGCCAACCATTCCTCTCGTCCAATTCTCCGTAAAACCATCTATAGAACTAACACGTTCAAGAAATTGATTGCTGCTAATAATTGGGATTTAACCGGAGAAATCTCGGCAAATGGTGTGAAAGTGAGAGATCGTGTTACCACCACTCCATCAAATATACCCCAAGAGGTACCTAAAGCCCCAACAGTTATCCCTCCAACTCCTGTAGTGGAGCAGAAGCCTAAAACTGGATTCTGGACATGGGTTAAATCCTTATTTGTCTGAATAGGTTGATAGATTATTCAATCTTAGAACGGTGTAATCACTGTAGTTGTTTCCTAGTGAATTATTTCTCTGTTTGAAATCACTATACCATCTACCGTTGACATTCGTCTCCACATGACCGTATCCGCTATTGCTATAGATAATGATATCTCCGGTTTGGAAATTATTCGTTGCTCGACCGATATTAGTGTATAATTGCTCTCCGTTCTTATTTCTTCCGCCTAAGAACCAATTGGTTCGGGCCTTGAGGGAGTAGTCGCCGCTGCTATAACCTTTATCGTAATAGCTATTACCAGTTAATACTGCAACAGTTTTTCTACTACCTTGCAGACACATTCCACTCGATGAGGATGATAATCCAGAACATCTTGCTTGAGCAGCATCGATATTTAATGCGCCCGTATTAGCAGTAGCATTCGCATTGCTTTCCTGATTTACTTGGCTTTCAGGGGTCGCGGGTGGAACAGAAGGTGGTTCCGTCGATGCAGCCGCCGCCAATGCCTCTACCTCGTCGCAATTAGATTGGGGATTCTCTTTCGACGGTGCAGCTAATTGTGTTTGAACCGCTTTATACATTTCTTCTAATTTAGATTCCATTTCTTTAATTTTAGTCTTCATAACTTCAGGCGTATAATTCGAAGTTCCGACCCCTTCACCTGTAGGTAAATCATCATTGCGATTCGGTTCTTCCCATGAACAATTATCGATCTGTAAAGAACTACATTTGCCACCAAATTTCTCTATAACTGTGGTAGGTGTTGTTGAATCTTGGACAGGTTTAGCCAGAACCACATTAGCGAAGTTGTTTCGTGCGCCAACGGCTCTTACTGCATCATGTGGGGTGAGGGTTACATTCTCGTCTCTATCTCCGATAGTAATAGTCATGTCATTGTTGCCCTCCATCAATTTCATAGGTAAACTTTTATAAGTGTGAAAGTGTGGGTGGACTAACACTGAATTTGAGGCACATATCGATATCACATCCAATTTAACTCCCTCAACGATCACATAACCAATAACACAATTAGGTAGAATGTCGGCATGTGTCGGCCCTTTTACTAAATCGGGGACGCAAATTTCTTCATCCCCAATCGGTGCAGAACATTGTACTTGTTGGTTTATTTCAAAGTCAGACTCGGTGATGTGGTATTCTAGAGGTGCAGTGATGTGGTGAAGAGATACTTCCCCTTCCACATGCATTCCCCCTCTAACTATGGCATTCATCGCCACGTTAAGATTTCCATCGACTAATAATTGCTGTTCGGGTTCTGTTTTTAAGCTAAGATTAGCAGGTAAAGAACCAACATCATTCCCCGATGCATCTTCTAGACTTCGAGACACTTTATTAGGACGAATAGTGATAATATCCCCAGAAAAATCCAATCGCTCTGCACCTAACATTATCTCTCCACGGGAATTGAACAACATCGCCTCGGCAGTCATAGTGACAACAGGTGCATATAGATTCATAGGTCCGGTTGTTTTAAAATCGATCCCTCCCGATCCTGCGGTTATACGATAGTTATTATTTGCATTGATCTCATATGCACCACCTGGAAATCTCTCAACATCGACTATCTCGACCAGAGGACTTTCTCGATATTGAGTATAAACTGAACCGCCGAAAGGATCGATTTTAATGCCATATGGGACCAATTTACCTTTAGGATCGCGGCGGAATGATTCTAGATCGTTAAATGCCAAACCGACATTCATAACCATATCTTTCGATACATTACTAATCTGAGTTCCACCTGACGGGTTTTTTGTTTGGCCTAATTTCTTTTCGATAGAATAGAGATCATCTTGGAGCTTCTCTCTTTTATCTTTAATCATATCCTTAGCACCTTCTTTTGTCCATTTACCATCTTGGGATGAAGGACTTAATCCAGTCCCCCAGCATGTAAAACAATTAATACCACCACCGACAGGAATTTCATGATATTCATCGATTGTTGGATTGAATATGAAAACAGAACGGAAGCATGATGCTTTGATAGCTCTTGCGATAACTTCCGAGGGAGTTTTAGATGTTAGGAATTTACCTATAACTGCATCGGTCGGACATGGGGCTAGACTTCCAGATTTTACTTGAAGAGGGGATTGATCGATACTGTTGTAACCTTTAGTTCTTTGAATTTCAAACAATCTATGGTCGTTATGTAATTCTTTAATCTTACCTTTATATTCTTCGACTATCGGTTGTTGTTTTGCAGGATCACCTGTCGTTGAAATTACATCACCTGAATAGATATTCTCGACACCTCCCATGAAATTATTAACCACCGGACCTCTATAGTTATTATGAACCTCTCCAAGGATGGTTAAACGAGAACTGCGGGTGACTAGTTCTTCCCTACCATATTTATCTAATCGTGTATATGACCCATTTTTATGTCCCAGTGTTAGGGACTCTTCTCCTTGGGTGTTGATGAATTCGAGAACTCCTGCTGGTTGATTAATATATGCAGCATCGGATATTAATTCATCAGTGTTTCGCGGATCGTTTTGGGCTTTTCCAGGGTAGGTCATATATTATAGTATTTAATTAAGACAAGACGTAGACTTCAGGCTGTATATTATCATTATTTTGATACTGGACAGGTTTATCTTCGGATGCTTGTGGTTGGGGTATTGGGAACGTGGATTTGAGAGCATCGGGGAACATGAAATTAGAATTTTGCGGGGTAGATCGTAACGGAGGGACATTGACAGGTAATAATCCCGATTTGATATTTTTCTTAGGGGGTTCATAGTTCACATCTCCTGCGGCCCATTGTTCGATGTAGTCCCCGTTTTCATCAAATGGGTATTCTTTGCGACTCATATTAGTCGGCGGTGCAGGAGAACTAACTCCCGCTATTGGCGGCGTTTCAGGTAGAGGAACAACAGGTTCCGAGGGCTGTTCTGGTGAGGTTTCGGGAACGCCATACATAGTCTTATAATCGGATTGTGGAACGAATGTATCCATAACAATTGGCATGTTAGGATTACCGTCCTCAAAACGAACATGGACATGAGCACCAGGTGCAGGGATCGATACCATACCTTTGAAGTTGTTCGAATGATCCGGTGGACGATAGGGACCGCCCATATCTGCTTTACTTAATTGATTTGATCCTGATTCGTCACAATTTTCAGGAGAATCCTGAGCACCGAAATTCCTGTTCTCCTTTGACATAGGGTTATTACCACCAATCAATGCTTCCCTTCTTTGCTCATAAGGTAAAAGTTGAGTGTTGACTCTGTTATATGCAGCGGCTCCACCACCACCAGCGGATAGATTACATAATACATCTGCAATTCGAGGTAATATGGTTCTAAACATGTTTTCATTATCGTCAAGTTTTGCAACATTAAAAGGTTTCAATGCTGCTATTTTGGAGATATCAGTTCTATTATTATTTTTATAGATATTGATAGATTGGACTCGTCCTTTAGGGATAACAACCTCGATATTATTCGAAGTGTATACGGGCATTTTATCAGTAGATTTATCAGTATTGATAGTGAATTCTCGATTCACAGGAACACCATTGATTAATAGTTCTACGGGCAGATTCTCAAGATCAATATTACGGATAGGGATGAGGGGGGTATCGATAAAAAGAATCGGCGGTTCGTATGATAATTGGGGTATAGTTCTACCTAGAACGCGCTCATCTAAACAGTTATCGTTGAATATTGTCTTAGAAATATCTATGATCTTTCCATCGATGTATATATCAGGATTAACCACAGATATTTCGACTCGTTCAATAGCATCATTGATATTATTTGCTATATTTCGGATGCTTTTCTGCGTCCGTGTTAATGGTTTACTGATTTCGGGATCATGAAAATTATTCGCAGGTTGGCTAGGATATGATCGGGGGACGCTTCTTTTTATATCACCACGCGCCTCCGATGGGAATGATTTCCAAACCGAAGGAATGGTGGGAGAACTTCCACACTCTAGAGGGAATGATGGATTACCGTAATCAATACCTGTAAGATCGATGACACTTCGTGCTATTT